ATTTAGAAGTTTGCCACCAGATGTTTTGATGAGAGCAGGAGCAGCAACTTTAGGTGCTAAGAATTTACCTGAAGGTTTAGCAGCTGCTGGAAATCAATATGCAGATTTCTTTAAAACTCAAACACCTCAAGCAAAACTTGATAGAGCATTAGATGTAATGCAAAAGGTTGAAAATATAAACAAGACCAATCAAAAGTCTATAAAAGCACAAGAAGACAAAGTTATGATGGTTGGAGACCTTCAACAGAAATTTTCCCAATATGGAGATGCTTTAAAGTTACTAGAGGTAAATCCTGATAGTGTTGGATTAAGTTTTAATCCTGCAACAATCATTAGAGACTGGTTAAACTTTGATATTGATGCAATCCGTGGAGACCCTAAAGCACAAATAAGAGCAAAATTACAAACTCTAAAGATTGATGAAACACTTTTGAAAACAGCTAGAACAAAAGGTGCAATATCTAATACTGAAATGGCTATCTTTATGTCTGACCAACCTAAATTCTCATATGCTAAAGATTATTGGAATGGATGGTTAGTTGATAGACAGAAAGCATTAGCAGAAGTCATTAGACGACTTGAAACAGGAGAGACTGTACCTCTAGACCAAAGACCAACAGATGAAGATTACGCAAAATTATTTAAATCTGAGGATACTTGGTTAGGTGGTCTGACAGATACTCTTGGTGGAATGTTTTCTGGTGGTTCAAATCAAGCAACAGAAAGCATGAAAGAAGCTGATAAATTCGTAGATTAAAAGGAAAAAACTATGCCACACTTACCGGGACATGATTTAATCAATCCTTTCAATCTAAATCAATTTCCACCTATTGACCAAAGGGCAAATCTACTTCAACAAGCTCTTGCAGCTACTAATAATCCAGACCAAAAGCTTAAAATTATGCAAAATGCACAATTAGGCTCAATGTTGGATGAAAATATTAATAAAAATGTTGATGATGTTAATGTTTTAAACAAAATGGTGAATGCTTTTGCACCACAGGCTCAAGCATCAACTTTAAATCAACAACCATCTAATCAACAACAGACTGGTGAAATAGATTTTTTTGCTAAAGCAGATAAATATGCAAAATGGATAGTAGCTAACCAAGATAAAAAAGGCTCAAAAGAATATGAGACTGTAGTTCAGGCTTATAAAGATGCAAAAGCAAGGATTGATAACAATACATCTGCATTAGATGCTGCTAAAGCTTCATTTACTAAGCTTTTACCTGCAAATGTTGCTGGTGGATTTAAAAGTGCTATTGATATGTACCTCAATAGTGAAAATGCCGACACAAATTCTTCAGTTTATAAAATTCTTGAAGATTTATCATCAAATGCAGCCCAATTTCAGAATGAAGCTATGCAGGAAGCAGCTAAAATCTATGGTGGTAGACCAGAAGATGTACCACAATCTGTTTTAGAAGGAATTCAATCAGGTGACTTTAGTAAAGCTTTTTCAGCATTAGGGTACGGCGTTGCTGAAGGTATTGGAACTTCTGCACCAAGTTTTATTGCAGGTCTAATTAAAAGATATCCTGCTGTTGCAGTCTTATCATCTGTACCAAATGGACTTCAGCTTTTAGAAGAGAAGGTAGCAGAGAAAAGAAAATTTGATGAAAATGCCACTCTTAATGCCCAGGACATTTTGGTAGTTGCAGGTCAATTAGGATTAGACTTTATACCAATGAAAAAGTCATTTCTTAGAGATATGATGGGTGAAGCTGCTATTGAAACAGGACAGGATGCAGCTACAATTCTTAACACTATGTCTCAAGGTGGTAATTACACTCAAGATGAGATTTTAACAAGTTTAGTTGAGAGTTCAACTGTTGGTGCAGCCACTCAAGGAACATTAAGAACAGCATCTAATGTTGGTGGAGCATTTGTACCAAATATAGTAAAAAGAGCAGTTGGTGGTAATCCAAATCAAACTACATTTCAGCAATCAACAGAAGAAAAAGACATACAAGCTATCAAAGCTGATTTAGCTAGAAATTTAAATCAAATGGCACAGGATAGTAAAATTAATCTTTCAGATGTTGATAGAGAAAGTTCTACTGGTGCCAGAGCATTAATGGATAATATGCAAAGAGAATTATCTGGGCTTATTGGTGATACAGCAAACACAATTAAAAGTTCAATTAATCCATCAAGTGGCGATAGCCTTGACCAAATAATTCAAAAATCAAAAGCCAAAGCTTCTGTAGCTAGAGCAAAAAATAAAGTTAAGAACACAACTTTTGAAGCAGACTACAAGCGCATTAGAGATTTAGCACCACCTGAAGCCAAACAGGAAGTTGAAAGATTAATAAACTACATGAAACAATCTAATGAACTTACCAAGTTACAAGCTGGTGGCATCAAAGGTGGTATCTCAAGAATTACAGATGAATTTGCTCCATTTGGTAAAACCTCAAATTACTTAACAAGTGGTGTAGCTGGTGGTCTTAGACCAACAGTAGCTATTGGAGCAGCTGTTGCAACAAGTGGTGCTTCTCTTGTTGGACAATTAACTGCAGTAGGTCTTGGCAGATTTGCAGATGCAATGACAGGAAGGCGAAGTCCTGTAAAGAAGTTTGTTAAGCAGTATAAAGGCTTAAAAGGCAGCAGAGATTTATCCGGGCTACCAAGTTATACAGATTTTAAGAGACAGAAAAAAGCTGATGATGAAGCTGAATTACAAGCTGATAGACAACTAAATAGACAAGCTAATATTGCTACTCCTTTTGGTATAGATAAAGACCTTGATGCATTAGGTATTTTACCAGTTGAGCAAGATAAGGGTATGGATATTCTTCTTAGAGAGAAAAATATATCCCAAGCTCAATATGATGCTTTTTACAATAACCCAATGTCATTACAAAGTACTGGTCAAGGTTATTTAAAGATTATTTCTGGCTTAAACAGATTAGCTAAACAAGGCAGAATAAATTCAAATCCAACTCAGGCTCAAAGCCAACAAACACAAAGTCAAACGACACAGGCTCAACAATCACAAAGCACACAACAACAGTCAACTCCAACGCCTGAACAACGACAATCGGGCAAAGAAGCCAACAGGCAATTCTTAGACAATATGGCAGACCTTGTTGATGCAAATGAAAAGGGTGTTACTAAGGCTTTAATCCTGAGTGGATTAGAAGAGATGAGACTTCTTTCTGGTATGCGAGGAAATGATGTATTGCAGGAATGTAATAGAATTTATCTAGAAGCTTTCACTATCAATCCAAGAGCAGCTGACAAGTATCTTTGGCCATATGTCAAAAGAGTTGAACGTCAGCAATCACGAGCAGAACCAAGAGTAGATTTATAAATGGCAACACCAGCGTGGCAACGCAAAGCAGGTCAATCTAAATCAGGTGGCTTGAATGCTAGAGGACGAGCATCTTACAATAGAGCTACTGGTGGAAAACTTAAACCACCAGTCTCTTCAAAAGCAGCTAAAAAGTCTCCTGCCAAAGCCAAAAGAAGAAAGTCTTTTTGTGCAAGAATGAAAGGCATGAAAAAGAAATTAACAAGTTCAAAGACTGCTAGAAATCCCAATAGCAGAATTAATAAAGCACTTAGAAAATGGGATTGTTAAACATATAGGGAGTTAAGTTTATGCCAATCATCAATGGAATAAAATATTCATACACAAAATCAGGTATGAAGGCTGCTTCTAAAGCTAAAAAGAAAAAGAAAAAGAAGAGCAAAAAGTAATGAAAGCATTAACCACTAGACAAAAAAATGCACTCAAAAGACACAGTGAGCATCACACAAAAAAGCATATGGCTGAAATGAGAAAGCTAATGCGTGGCGGAAAAACATTTGGTCAATCACACAAAATAGCAATGAGTAAGGTAGGAAAATAATGTCACTATACGAGAATATAAATAGACGCCGACGAGCAGGTATATCTAGACCTAAATCCAAGTCTAAGATTTCATCAAAAGCATATGCAGACATGAAAAAGGGTTTTCCTAACTCAAAGAAAAATAAAGCTAAGAGAAAGAGACGTGCAAAGAAAGCCTAGATTAAAAAATTCTAGTACGTCTAAACATCCACAAAAAGCACCTAAAAATAATTACTTCTCAAATCTTATGAAGACAGAAGAGGGAAGACAATTAAGAAAACAATGGTCAAACAAACCTAGAAAAAATCCGGGTAGACCAAAAGGTGTTCCAGATGGATACACACAGGAAACAATTAAACCAATAAGAGAAAATGCCAAAAAGTTTGCAGAGGATTTCGTGAGTAAAAAAGATATCAAAAATAATTATGCAAAAGAAGCACTTCAAACAGCTGTTGAAGTAATGAGAACACCAGCTGCTGATAGAGAACGTCTTTCAGCTGCAAGGCTTGTTTTAGAATTTACTGAAGCTAAACCAGCTGCCAAATCTGAAGTGACATTGCATCAAGCAGAAGCATGGTTAGAGGAGTTAGCAAAGCAAGATGACCAAGAAGAACAAGTTATTACAAATTCGGAAGAAACTGTTCACTGACTTTAGCTATTATTCAAAAAACTCACTAAAAATTAGAACCAAAACAGGTGAGATAACTTCACTCAAATTAAATTCTGCACAGACTATCCTACAAGATGCCATTGAAAAGCAGATGAAGTCTGAAGGCAAAGTTAGAATAGTTATTCTAAAAGCAAGACAGCAGGGTATATCAACTCATGTTGGTGGCTACTTTTATTTTAATGTAAGCCAACGCAAAGCGCAGAAATGCATGGTGGTAACTCATAGTGCTGACAGTACTAGAGCCTTGTTTGATATGACTAGGCGATATCATGAAAACTGTCCTGAACTTTTAAAACCACATACAAAATATTCTTCTAGAAAAGAACTTTCATTTGATGTTTTAGATAGCAGCTATGTAGTTGCAACAGCAGGTTCAGAAGCTATTGGAAGAGGTGAAACTCTTACTCATGTTCATGCATCTGAATTAGCTTTCTGGTCTCCAAGTACTGCAAAGGAAAACTGGAATGCATTATTACAGGCAGTGCCAAATGAAAAAGGCACAGCAATAATAGCTGAAAGTACTGCCAATGGTTTATCAAACATATTTCAAGAATTATGGAGAGGTGCTTGTGATGGCACTAATGGATTTATACCAGTATTCATTCCTTGGTTTATTGATGATACTTACATTGAGTTGGTGGATGCACCATTAGATAGAACTCCTGAAGAAGAAGACTTAGCTACAAAATATTTCCTTAGAGATGAGCAATTAGCTTTTAGAAGAAAAAGAATAGCACAAAATGGTTTAATGCTTTTCCAACAGGAATATCCTGCAACACCTGAAGAAGCATTTATTACAACAGGTAGACCAGTATTTAATCCTGAGCAGCTAATTGGATTTTTAGATGAAGCTCCAAAGCCTATTGCACAACTTTCGTTAGAAGGTGAAGAGTGGAATGAACACTTTCGTGGTGAACTGTTAGTTTATGAAAACATAGAGCCATCCGAAACATATTATATAGGTGCAGACGTATCTATGGGAATTAGAGGTGGTGACTATTCAGTTGCCCAGGTGTTAAGTTCAGATAAAAAACAAGTTGCAATTTACCGGGCGCAAGTTCACCCAGATTACTTTGCTACTGTTCTATATCATTTAGGTACAATGTTTAATGATGCTCTTATTGCAGTAGAAAATAATGGGCATGGATTACTTACAGCTACAAGACTGGGTAAAGACTTAGCTTACCCAAATTTCTATACTGAAGTGATAGTCGATAAGCTTACAGATAAAGAAACAATCAAGCTTGGATTTACAACTTCAGTAAAAACAAAACCTCTCATAATTGACACTCTTAGAGCAGACCTCAGAGAAGAAAGAGTTCAATTGTATGATAAAATTACATTAAGGGAACTCATGACATTTGTTGCAGAAACTAATGGAGCTATGGCAGCCGAACCGGGTTGTCATGATGATACTGTTATGGCTTTGGCTTTAGCTAATTACGTCAACGACGGCAAATTCAAACCAGTAGAGGTCACTTCAGATATGTATATAGAGATGATTTAAAATATGGCAAAATATAAAAAACTTGGCGAAAAAGATGTTCTAACTATTCTTGATGCAAACATCAAACAGGCAGTTGGATACTTTGATAGTAAGCTATCAACTGAACGTCAAAGAGTAATGGAATATTATACAGCTAAACTTCCATTTCCTCATCATGATGGCAATTCTAAATTTGTCTCCCAAGATGTTTACAATGCTATTGAAAGTATGAAAGCTGCTCTTCTTGAAGTATTTGCATCT